GTCGTTAGGACCAATCGTTCTCTGAACCATAACAGGAATGTATGGACAGTAGATAATACCAGTGTCATAGAATTCAGGGCCTTTGTAACCCAACAATGCGTACTCAACACGTGATGTACGAGCAGATGTAGGATTGTATGTACCCTGATCAGGCTGGGAAATATAACCAGCATTGTTTTCATACTGAGCTTCTGTACGGGTGTCACGATAGACGTTGAAACGACCACCGAGGTTACCAACTTTGGCAACACCAACAGGCTGAGTATTAACATTACCTTGAACGGGTACCCACTGGAATTCAGGGAGCATTTCAAGGATAGCAGCAACACGAGGTGTACAAACAATGAAGTTAGCAGCACCACGACGGTTACGAATAGCAATTCTATTTGCTTCGATGATACAACGCTGATAGAAGTCTCTGTTACGCTCAACTAACCAGCGACCGTCAGCGGACTGAGGTGACCAGATAGAATAACCGTTTCCAGAACCATTATCAAGAGCAACCTGAACCATACGCATCAACATTTCACGGTCGATCTCAGCCTGCAACTCGTAAGACATTGCATTGGTGAGTTCGGTGTCGATGTCAATACCGTTCATGTTCTTAAGATCCTGCTCGAGCTCAACAGACCAACGAGCGGCCAAACGACGTGTACCAGCTTCAACAGCTGTCTTTTCAAAGCTGACAACAACCTGAGGAATAGATCCGGTCAACTCGAAGTTAGCAAGAAGTCTTGCAACACCAGCGTCTTCATTGACGAATGCGAAATCAGCACCGCCAGACAACTTAGCAGAAGATGTACCAGTGAATCGTGTATCTAAGAACTGATAACCTAACTCAGAACCATTATTGGCGTTAGAGAAACCAGTACCAACTTCAGCATTGGTAGTACCGGTAGCAGAAGGCTGACCGTCAACACCATTACCGAGTGCCTGCTGTTCATACTTATAACGAAGAGCAAATGCTAATCCAACAGGTCCGCTCATAGGCTGAACACCAACGATTTCGTTAGTAATCAACTCAGGGAACGTACGACGGATCATAGGAATCAAAATCTTAGGCAAACGGAAGTCACCGGTTGCGTAAGTGTCACCCTGGCTATAAGAGTTAGGGATCTGATTACCGTACTGACCGATGTTGACACTGCCGTTACTAAGAGCAGATCCAGTTCCACCGGAAACGTTAGATTCGTTTAAACACCAAGCCTCTTGGTTTTCCAAGAGCATGGCCGTGTTAAGACGCATATGATCGTCTTCGATTTGTTTTACATTGTCAGAAGAGTAGTCCAAAACAGGACCCCACTTTTCCAACAATGACTTTGCCCTATTCTGATCGATATAGGCTTGTGTTGGTCTAATAGTATTCATAATTTTATGTATACGGGTTTGTTAGCACTCTACCAAGAGCGCTGGAAATTATATATTAAAGGGTAAACTTAATGAGATTAGTACTTACCAAGTTCGCCTAAGTAAGCGTTAAAGTACGGATTCTCTGTTCCAGACTGTTCAGTAGACTCTTTAATTACTTCAGTTGGTCTATCAACATCCTTAGAAACGGAGTTCTGTCTTTTTGCTTGCTCATGCAAAACTTCAAGATGTTCTTCGTGATTTTTGTCAAACATCTTCAATGTATAATCAAAGTTCTCATTGATAAACTTAGCAGACTTACCTGTGAGGACCTTCTTACAAAACGCAGCTTTGTCTTCAGAAAGGTCAGAACACTTACTTTCAAGTGTAAGCTGAGCTTTAAGAACTGCATTTTCTTTGGATAACTTATTGAGTGTTGCACCCATTTCGTCAACCTGAGCAGTAGACTCATCAATTCTGGACTTACCATCAACGATAGCGTCCTTGATAGCTTGCTTCTGTAAAGCAGCGTCAACTGCGAGTACTTTTCTCATCTCAGAGAGCATCTTATTAGCTCTCTTATTCTTAACGGCTTCGTTAATGCTCTTCTGAGGTACGAGCTTTTCGAGGTAAATATCAAGGTACTTACTGACCTTGTTAACGATGTCGCTTTTAAATTCAGCTGCTTCTGTTGTAAGAGCTTTGCTGTATTTCTCAACCACAGCAATCATTTTCTCAGCGTGGTTCTTATCAATTGCTTCTACGACTTTATCTAACTTTTTGCTGTGATCTAAATCAATAGCTTCAAGCAAATGCTCGAGCTTAGCAGCATATTCGTCATCTTGTTTAACTAGAGCAGCCTCGACATGAAGCTGAACTTTCTTGTTAAATGCTTCTTCAATTTGCTGCAATGTATCCTCTGTAAGGATGTCTTGAGCTTTTTCTTGGAGTATGTCAGTGATGTTTTCCATAGTTAAAAGAGTCTTTGTTTAGAAGCTTTTTTAATTTTTTGCTTCATTTTATCTTCAACAACAGCAGCTAAATTACCATGTGCATTTTTGTATTCACCATTGATAATATTTTTAATAAAACTTCTTATTTCTTTACGGTGCTGTGTCATATGATATATATCTATTATTTATACTTTATCGTCCAATTTTATCTAAAAAGTCAATAATTTGATCTTTTAAATAATCGTTTAACTCTTTTTTCGGTAAGGTTTTTAAACTTTCTTCAAAAGTTTCATATGTCTCTTCCCATCTACCATCATTAGCTAACACAAATTGTTTAGATTCTAATATACCATTAACAAATGCTTTTGGGCAAGAAGGATCAGATACACAATCAACTGCAACCAATCTCATTTCAGATACTTTACTAACACCAGGTCGTGTTTTCTCTTCAGATAACTGACCCAATGCTCTTGAACTCATACCGACTTTTACACCGTCGTTAATTAAACTCTTAACAATCTGACCACAAGGGGTAGAAAGAACTTTAGATTTACCGTAGAACATATTACCTTCACACCAAAGGTCGGTAACCATATGACAAGCACGTTCTAGGTCAACTTCAGCAGATGTTGGATGGTTTAACTCACCCATACTTCTGTTTTCTTTAACCATTTCACGCATGTAACGGTCTACCTCACGTTGTAATTCGTCTTTTGGGTAGTAACGTTTGTTGCGGTTTACATCTTCAGCCATCATGTAAGGACCTTTGATATAAAGAGTCTGGCCTGAACCTGTGCTCTTTTCTTCAATGATATATTCAAAAGCCTCTTTAGGCGCCGGATTCTCTACTAGTAATCTGAAAGACATCTTATTTATTATTTATACAGAAATTATATTTTTTTAACATCCAAGCTCTTTTTCTGTAAGTATTTTGAACTCAATACCTTTTTTCTTAGCCCATTTCTCAGCAGCTTCCCACTTAGCTTGATTAACCACCCATGTTTTTTGTTCATATAACATAGTGGTTTTTCTTTTATACTTTTTAGGCTCAGGAGCCTTTACTTGAGAAGAAGGTTTGATTTCAATTAGGTATGTTTTAGCTCCAGTAGATTCTTTTATAGTAATTAAACCATCTACAAAATATCTATGAATTCTACCATCAAGTGGACTCTTATAAGGTATAATCACACCTTCACTATTCCAAGCAATGATGTTAGGGTTACAATCACACCATCTAAAAAATTTTAACTCCCAGCCTGATCTATAGACTGGGAGCTTTTTGCCTTTATATTTTTCTCTTAACTTTGGATTAAAAACACCTTGCTTAAACGGCATGTAAATATTTACAACTAGCCAATCAAGAACAAGGTTGGTTCAGCATCACCCATACCAGGTGAAGCACCAGTATACAATTGCTCTTCTAAACGTTCTTTCTCAGTACGACCTTCTTCTAATAAGTCGTAATTGAGAACACCGCCTCCAAACAATTGAACATTACCGTACTTACCTCTTACTCTACCTACAACAATTTTGGATAACGCAAGAGCGTATTGGTAAACCCATTCTTCTTTTATGACCCATGAAATAGGCTTTTCAACATAACATTCAATTGTGCCCCAGAAATTAGAATCTTTAGGTTCAGGATACATTTGCATGTACTGAGTACGTTCATTAAAGTTAATTGATTTTCTCAATGCTAGCATTTTTTCACGAGTGTCTAACCAGTTCTTTAACACATACCAACTGATTAAGTCAAACCCGTAATTACCCATTGAGTAACTAAAATATGTCTGTTGAGCTAATGTTTGTTCAATAGTAAAGAGTGTATTAACACCATCAGATGAACCTTCCTCAAAACCTCTTACAGATACAACCTTTCTATATTCATCTAACAAATAATCATAACTTTGATTAAGAGCTAATTGATCAGGTTTAAGCTGATTACCTACTTGAAAGATATAAGGATTTGCTGCTTCACCAATAACCATCTTACTTAAATCGTAAAGAGGAGCGAATTGTTTACCGCATTTTTCTTCGTATCTAAAATTAAAATTAGGGTTTAATTTTTCAGACTCCGTGGTTGGTACATCTGTCTTTACTGTATCAGCATCAGCTGTTCTGGAAGCAGAAAATAAAACATCAAGTCTAATACCTTTACCTCTTTCGTAAAGTTCAGAATTAAAAATAAGATATTCACGAGTAAAGCCTGCGAACTTTGTAAACATTTCAACAGCTATACTAATGTTTTCATACAACTGATCTTGATGTATTTCAACATTAACAAGTGGAGCTCCTAATGAGCGTGAGATACGCTCACCTAATCTGTTATAACCGCAAATAACGTTATTAAGATTAGTGGAGTAAAATGAACTTAGTGGCGATGCTGCACTACAGTCTATTACGTTTGCCATAAAAATATTTAAGCAAAGTTTTCTATAGTTACTACCATTGAATGTGTTTCTCTGTTACTGTTAGGTACTATAGATTTGAGAGGTAGTTTATTAATCTTTTTATTTTTACCGTCTACTTCTATAAACATATTCAACCACCATGGTGTTCTCTCAGTTGTAGTACCGTAACTTTTAAATGGAGATACTGGTGTATTATCTTTACAAACTTGAGATTGCCAAATAAAATTTTGATAAATTCTTTCGTTTTGTGCGCTTATGTTACACACACCAGAAACTCTAGTATTATTTTCCCCATCCCAAAATATATAAAAAGTATATGTACATTTAGGTTCTGAACTGCCTGACTTATCTAGTCTAGCATGGGTGTAATTAACTATTGATTTCTTGTAGTTAGTATAATTTTTATCAAACAATAATTCCCACCCACCTGATGTTATACCTGTACTTAAATTAGAAGAATAACTTATTTTCGGTCCAGTTATAAATCTTTCACTGTTAGCTTGGGGCCTGAAATATTTGTCAAAATAACCTGTACCCTTGTTACCACCTATACTAAAATCAGCAGTTGAAATTGATCCAGAGTAAAAATCAGTTCTATTATCTACTGGAGAGACTTTATCAGTTATATCAACTACACAACCGTTATCGTCAAATGTAACGGTTTCTATTTCGTTAATATTTTTATTAGTTAAAGATACTGAAGAAGAAGTATTGTTAAAATTAATAAAACTTTCATTAAATTTTATAGGAAATAAAGCTGTGGAATAATTTTTTAAATAGCCTACAAAATTTTGTAAATTGACTTTATAATTAGCGTCACCGGGTATCGTACCAATAAGCAAATCATCATAAGCTAATTCACTTTTTGCTGCAGAAACTAATTGTGTTATACTACTTTTAGGCATTATATAAGATTTGTTTGAACTAAACTAATATTTTGTGCACTATTTCTATATAGACCATTTATAATAATACCACATAACGGTAAACCTAAAATCTGTTTATTTGGATAATCAATTATTAATCTAGGATTTGCGACATAAACATTGCTGTTAATTGTACCTTGAATATTATTAACCCCAGCTGTTAAATTAGTGCTCATTAAAAAGCTACTATTATAATTACCAAGAGATGCTAAAATACCTGATGCAGTCACTCTTGCATTTTTCCAATCAATTTCAATTTTTATAGTAGAGTTGGCATAAGTTTCGGTACTATAACCATTTCCTTGTACCATTTCTATTATAGACTTTTTAAATCTACCGTATGTTTTACTAAAATAGTGGTCCCAATCATAGTCATTTTCTTGTCTATCACTATAATTAATTTTTTGAGCATTTACATATGTTGCTCCTCTTATACCTTTAGGGTTCCAATAACTATTTGCATTAAAGAAACCAGCATTACTATCACCTGTACCTACATTATTTCCTGTCAAATTAGAAGGCTGTGCTGTATTAAAATCTGAAGTAATTTTTGTTTTAAACCATGAAGCAGCAGTACCAGCAGCCATAAAAACTTCCTCAGAAGCTTGAGTATTAGAACTATTTGAATAGTCATACACTCTACCATATTCGTCAAATTTAAACGCTTTTACATCTCCAAGATTAACTGTCTGTCCAGCAACCTTACTTGCAATAGGGGTTTCGACCCCGTTTATGTAAGCATCCGGTAAAATATATCTACTGTTGAAAGGTATTGGAAAAAGGTTAGTGTAATCTTTTAAGTAAGCAGCAAAATCTTTTGTTGTGATCTTTTTGTTAATAAACTCTACATTAGGTTCAGATACATCAACAAATGTAAGCAAATCATCAGGATATACTTGATCTGCTCTTGCGGCACTTAATTCTGAAATTTTTGAGCTAGCCATTTTTTAATATTTAATTATTGTTCTGTGGTATCAAAGCGTATTCCTGTAGTATATAATCATTACTAGACTCACTATTTTCTAATACAAAGTAATCCGACGGTTCCAAAGGAAATGTTTCTAACATTAATCCATTATTATCTGATTCTAGATAATTAGATTTTCTAGGTGGAGGTGTAATGTTAGTTTTGAATAAAGTTAAAAGTTGTAATTGTAAATCTAAAACTTTATTAAGCACTCTATTAACAACTGCTCTAGAGAATATTTCATTAGTACCTATATAATTATTCATATCAGTTTTATAATTAGTAATAGGTAATTCAGAAGGGTCAAAATAAGTTATACCTGCAAAAATTAATGCCCCTGAGTTGTTCATATCTGCATTTACTTTTCTATAAATGAAGTTTCTTAATTGTAAAGTGTTGTTTAAAATTTTATAAAGGGATTTATTATATGCTAAACTTGAAGCAAATTCTTCCTTATTAAGATGTAATTCATCTTTACTATAAATGTCAAAGTTATAATCAGATAATAAATTTAAATAATTTTCATCTTCTAAAAACCCTAATAACATACCTCTACCATTTGTGTTTCTATAAATGTAAATCAAATCTTGTTCATTTTTAGATTCAATTAAATTCATAAATTGAAAACAACAAACATCTTTTTTAGGTATACCCATTTTAGTTAAATCAAAAACACCAATTAATGTCTCATTATCAGTAAAATATTTGTATACATTTGTTCTTGTTAATACATAAAAAATATTATTGATAGGAGATATAACCAAATCTAAAAATTCTTCTTGTTGTGTACTGTTAACTGATACATCTACAACAGTTAGAACATTTAAATTTAAATCAAGGGTGGTTAATTTACCCTCTTTAGTAAGCCAATAAAATTTATCATTAAAAAGTTTTACAGATACAGGAGGGTTAAGTTTATAAAATTCAGCTTTTCTTATATTTCTTACAAAGCCTAAATCTTCATCATAAACTTTAACCATTTGATTACCTTGGTCTAAAACGTAAAGATAACCATTATAAAAATCTACAATTTTAGGTTGTCTAAATGAATAGTTATCTCTAACTTCACCTTCACCACCTATAATTTCAGTCTCGTAAAATTTATTAAATCTATGACTACCTGATTTAGTAAAACCAGTAACGTTCATTCTTACTACATTATTTCTCAATTCATCAGAAACATACAAACTATTATTGTAATAAGCTGAACTGTTAATTTTTAAGAAATCTAATTTATTATATTCACCGTACGTTTCTGTATAATTTAAGAAAGTATAATCACTAGCATCCGAACTATATAAATTGGCACTTAATGACTGAATTCTATTATCAGAACATAAAAACAAAACATTAAATCCAGATAATGAACCCGGTGCAATAGAAAAGTTATTAAGATTATCGTAATTAGAAGGATTAGCTAAAACATCATTTACACTTTCATTATAAATGCTAAACTCAACGGGGCTATAACCTTGAGTTACAGTTACATTAACGTCATTTCCAAACAAACTAGAATACGTTTCAGGATTTTTATTACCAAAAAATACACCACCGTCTACACTAGTAATGTTTAATTGTAAAATGCCATTTGATTCTTCAGTATACGATGAAGTAAATCCATAGGCAGTAAGTTGTTTGTTAACAGCTTCTACTGATAATTTATTACCATTATAAGTACTTGATATATCAAATGATACATTCTGACCTATAGGTAAAAATTCAACTTTAGGATTATAATTATCATTGTAAGTAAAAACAAAATTATAATTATTACCGTCTTTATCTGAAATATAAAAGTAAGGTATTGAATTTGTATTAACGCTACCGTCGTCATTAAATGTAACCCCTGAATAGAAAAAATTACCTCTAATTGTTACATTTAAATCCGTAAATGAAGGGTAATATGTACCTAACCAACCTTGATATTGTTTGGGTAAATCAGGATTGGCATATTTTGATACTGAATAAAGATATAACAAATTAGATTGTAATAAATCTAAACTTGTATTAAAGTTATACCCATTAGCTAACTCATTAACCCCTATTTCAATATCAGATTTATTGTATGGA